ATAGAGGAAGTAGAAAAAGCTATGGGGTATAGCAAGGTGTTTATGCCTGAAGGGGTTAAGCTTACCTCCCATAAGAAGGTGGATGACCTTGCAAAAGGTCTGTAATCCGTTTGTCAAGGATTTTTAAAGTGCAACAAATAAAGGCTGAAAAAGGTTATATACTTTCTCAAAAAAGGGGTGCTAAAAAGGGGGTATATAACCATATAACCAAACATATAACTTTTATTTTTGAAAGTGCAGAATGAACCTTATATTGTTGGTTAAAAATGTGGTTATATATATAACCTTGGATTTTGAAAACTGTCTAAAGGTTATATACCCCCGTATCTATAGATACGGGTAGTATAACCAGACCTATAACTTTCTTATTGTACGATGCTTACCAAATTTGTAAATAAATCTATGAGTACCCTACTACAAATATCAAAGGTTCTATCTACTCTACAGATACCCATACAAGCCCAAGATGGGGCTTGGGTGACGATATTCTGTATGTACCCACACTCACCCATTACCCACAGACCTTCAGGGCGTATAAACCTCAAATCAGGAGGGTACTACTGCTTTGCCTGTAAGAAGAAGTTTCCCCACTTACAAGCCTTGTTATCAGACTTAGACTTTGAGCAAGTACACGTACTAAAGAAACCAAACCCCCGCATTAAAGAAGCTCTAGCCTTAGTGCAGTAATTGCAAATTAGGAGGTTTATACATATTGCAGGAATTGCAATTTAGGAGGTTGGTGGGACTTGCTTTTTAAATTAAACCCTGTATAACGTAGTCTAGCAAATCAGAAGATAAACCCAATACCGGAAACTGTATCAGAGTGTAGTAGTAATCCAAGAAAATCAAATGTATCAAGAGAATTAAGAAACCCCGTAGTATAGAAGTTGTATCATGCATGGTAAGTAACCCTGAGTAAGTAAGTGTATCTGTGCTGTTGAGTAACCCTAGCATCAGAAGTTCCAAAGACCCCCGCCTAAACAACGGGGGTTTTTCTTTTCCGCTATATATTATTAGCGTTTAATTATTTTAGTCTAAGTACCTGTTATAACTGAAATTTGTGCTATAATGTTATTTCACCTAGACGGAGATAACATTATGTTTGGAATGTTAGAGAGTTTCACAAAAGCCACGGTAGGTCTACTTGTGGAAACCCCAATAGCCGTAGTAGCAGACATAGCAACATTGGGCGGGGTTTTGACTGATAAAGATAAACCTTACACAGAGGAAGCTTTATCAAAAGTCGTTAAGAACCTTAACGATACAACCTCCTAAGTTGTCAGTAATTGCAAATGGCACTAAGCCAAACTCAGCTATTATTCATTGATAGCTACATGAAAGACGGAAATGCTTCTGCTGCTTGTGTAGCTGCGGGGTATAAGTCTAAGCCAAATGTTAAGGGTGCACAGTTATTAGCAAACGTAAGCATCAAGGCAGAAATTAAGAAGCGTCAAGAGGCATTAGCAGAAGCAGCACAATGGACTAGAGAAGAAGCAGTAAAGACACTAAAGGCAGTTATAAAGGAAAGCCCTAAGCACTCAGATAAAGTATCTGCTTCAAAAGTGCTAAACGATATGTGTGGGTTTAATGCCCCCACCAAGATAGAACATAGTGGGCTGATACAAAGTATCTCACGTACCATTATTGACCCTGCCAAAGGGCTGTAAATGGCTGTATTGAACATTCCTACACCAAGGGTGTTCTTACCTCTGCTCAAGCCAAGCAGATATAAAGGTTGTCATGGTGGTAGAGCCTCTGCCAAATCTACCTTCTTCGCAGAACTGGCTATAGACAGAAGTATTACAGAGAAGCTAGATATAGTCTGCATACGAGAGATTCAAAAGAGTCTTGAATTCTCTGTAAAGAAACTACTTGAACAGACAATAACCAAGTTTAATGCGGGGGGCTATTTTGAAGTTCAAGATAGACGTATTCTTACCAAGAATGGTGGCACTATCATTTTTGAAGGAATGCAAAACGCTACTGCTTCAAGTATAAAAAGTCTTGAAGGTTTTGATATAGCGTTTGTAGAAGAAGCACAGACATTATCCCAAACGTCTTTAGACATTCTTAGACCTACGCTAAGAAAAGAAACTTCTGAATTGTGGTTTGCGTGGAATCCTAGATTAGCCACAGACCCTATAGATAAGTTCTTACGTAGCACTACCCCATACCCTGACTCTGTAGTAGTTCAGTCTAACTACATGGATAACCCATTTTTACCCAAAGTAATGCGGGATGAAATGGAATATGACCAAAAGCGTGATCCAGATAAGTACGCTCATGTGTGGTTAGGCGGGTATCAGCAACACAGTGAAGCTAGAGTATTCAAGAATTGGACTATTGAAGAATTTGAAACTCCTGCTAATGCTGTTATTAGACAAGGGGCAGATTGGGGTTTCTCTGTTGATCCTTCTGTACTGGTAAGAGGATTTGTACAAGGTAAGAAGCTCTATATTGACCACGAGGCGTACAAGATCAATTGTGAGATAGATGAATTACCTGCATTGTTTGATACCGTACCTGAGTCTAAGAAGTGGGCTATTACTGCGGATAGCTCAAGACCTGAAACCATTAGCTACCTACGTAACCATGGTTTCCCCCAAATCAGATCAGCAATTAAAGGCCCAAACTCTGTAGAAGAAGGGATAGCCTTTCTTAAGACTTACGATATTGTAGTGCACCCTCGTTGTAAGCATACGATTGATGAATTAAGCCTATACAAATATAAAACTGACAAACTAACGGGGGAGATTCTGCCTGTACTGTCAGACCTAGATAACCATGTAATAGATTCACTACGTTATATGACTGAGGCTTTACGTAAGGCACTCTATAAAAACGTACTTGGTATGAACATCTAGGAGAACCCAAATGCAATCTATCTATTCTCAATTCCGTGTAGAGCTTGACCTTATATCTCCTGACGAAACCAAAGCACAAATAGAAGCTCTTATTAAAAAACATTTACTAGGAAGAAAGGTAACTTTCTCTAGGGTTCCCCAAGGATCAAGAGCTATTAACACGGCTAAGAAATTACTTGACGAGGGAAAATCTAAAGACGAAGTAGCCCTAATCCTTGTAGAACGTTGTGGTATATCTCGTGCATGGAGTAACCAAGTTACAACTAGAGCGGTAAATCTTCGCTATCAACAAGCAGTGAACAAACATGCGTAAATTTTCTTGGTGTGACCGTGCCGCTATATTGAGTCCTTACTTCTGTTTATGTCTTGATGAAAAGACTTTTCATAAAGAGATTGCTAGATTTGGGGGACTAGAGAAAAAGAATTATCCAAGTTTTGTAAATGAAAATGCTAGTGCTACTACTCATATTTGGATTAATAACGAAAAGAACAGGGTAGCCACTATCGTATGTTTAAACAAGTGGGAAACAAGGGGCGGAATACAGATTGCAAGTTTACTTGTACATGAAGCCTGTCACATTTATCAAGAAATGATAAACCTGATGGGAGAACGTAATGCAGGTGATGAAATAATGGCGTACAGCATTCAACACATTAGTCAAGAATTAATGTACAGCTTTAAGGAGCAAACATGCCAACTAAACTAGAACTCACCTTAGATAAACTTGCTGTAAGCGTAGATGCAACAGCCAAGAAAGCCTATACACGTTTAATAGGTTTAATAAACCAAGGTGTAAAACCACAAGAGGCATTGAATGCTGTGTACCTGTCATTTTCCGCAGGTAGCGTGAATGCAGGTTATTTAGCTGCACTAAATACAGCCTTCACTACGATACTTCAACGTCCTTTTACAACTACTGAACTATTACATTATCCAGTAGGCAATGTGACTTTATCATCTAAGCTCTACGCCAATGCAAAGCTAACATCTGAGCAAGTTGCTACAGCTATACAGAACAACGTAGATGCCTTTATGAATCTTCGTAAAGTATCCTTGGACTTGTATAGCGGTTATAACCAAGTGTCAAACGAGGTGCTAAAAGTAACTACAGAACTACCTAAGTACCTTCAAGAGGCAATAAAGCCTTTTGCTAGTGAGATAGACATAGGAACAGCTAAGCTACTTGCCTCAGACCTAAAGACAGATGGGCTTAGGGCAGCTTATAGTACTCTGCTTGATAAGATTGAATCGGGAGCAAGTAAGAAAGCTTTAGATAACGCAATAAGAACAGCAGCATATGAACGTAACAGAATGCTTGCAAATAGAGTAGGGCAGACTGAGGTAGCAAGAGCTTATAACCGTAAGGTAGGGAAAGACTTAGTTAATCGTGAAGATATAGATTGGGTACAGGCAAGACCTAGAGGAAATCATAAGAGTGATAGGTGCGATATTTACTTATTCAGTGATAACTACGGAATGGGTGAAGGTGTATATCCCAAGGACAAAGCCCCTGTATTTCCTGTGCACCCACATTGCCGCTGTGCGCTAGTAGCTAGAGTAGATTTAAAGGCTAACCCTGCGGCTAAACTAGACCCCAACGCAGAACGTGATTACCTATCTTCTCTATCTGAAGAAGATCAAAAGCTAATACTTCCTGAAGGAGGTAGGCAAGCTTTGGCTAATGGTCAGTCAATTACTGACTACTTGAATTCAAGAATAAGTAACCCTGACTATAGAATAATAACCACAGGGGAGTTATAATATGATATAATGCCCTATTATTTGGAGAGATAAACATGGGCAAATTCATTGATCTAACAGGTAAGCAGTATGGTAATTACTTTGTTATTAGTAAGACTGACGAAAAAGTAGGAGGCTTTTACTTTTGGAATTGTAGGTGCACCTGTGGTACAGAAAAGAAAGTGTTGGGTAATGCTATACGCTATGGCAAGGGTAAAGGGTGTAAAGCGTGTGCTGATAAGGCACTAAGAACCCATGGTTTAAGTAACTCTAAGCTATATAGCGTATGGGCCTCAATGAAAAGTAGATGTACTAATACCACGCATCATGCCTATAAGGATTATGGAGCTAGAGGTATTACAGTTTGTAAGGAGTGGTTGAGTTTTGAAAAGTTTTATGATTGGGCAATGTCAAGTTGTTATATAGAAGGTAAGTCTATTGACCGTGTTGATAATAACCTTGGGTATTCCCCCAATAACTGTAAGTGGGCGGGGTGGTTGGAACAGAATAATAATAGGAGAAATACCCGCAGATTACCAGACGGTAGACTTGCTTCCGAAGTGTATTCAAAAAACGGAATAAGTATAGGAGCATTTAACGCTAGGTTGCGTATGGGGTGGGATAGTTATAAAGCAGCTACTTTTCCAATAAAAAAGAAAACTAAGAAGGTGATTTAACTATTTGATGCAGTAATTGCAATTTAGGAGCTTAAAACTCAAGGGGATTAGCCCTACCTCTTAACTCCTAAATGATAGCCTGTCTTAACCTTGCAAGGGAAAAGACAGCATGATAGATCATTTGGGTAATGGAATAGACACTTCTAGGTTTACCTTCATTGGGGACAGTTTGAATGGTAGCGGGGGATTTGCCAATGGTGGCAATCTCGTTCAGTTTCCACGTGAATCTGATGCCAAGTTTCTTAAAAGAAAAGAATTGGCGTGGTACGTTAACCATTTAAAACCTGCTTGTTCACGTTTTGTTGGTTACTTATCCAAGAAGCCTCCAACTAGAGAAATATCGCACCCATTACTAGAAGCTTTTGCTGCTGATTGTGATTGGAAAGGTAATAGCCTTGATATTTTCATGGCTAATTTCCAAATTGAATGCAAGGCGCGGGGTTGTGGTTTGCTTCTAGTAGAAATGCCAAGCTTTCAACCTGCAAACCTAGAACAACAATTAGTACAGAGGTTCTTTCCCTACCTTGTAAATTTACCTGTTGAGTCTATCCGCAGGTATGCCCTAAATCCCATGGGGTTACTAGACGTTATTGAAATTAGTACAACCATGATGGTTGATGAAAAGCTACAGCAAGTAATACGTGGTTGGGATGCTGATAGTTGGTGGGTAGTTCTCAATGGTGCAATTATAGAAGGTGGTGACCACGGTTTAGGGCAATGCCCTGTACTTGTATTCAGTGAGGGTGACACATTCCCGTATGTAGGTGACTTTAGCCAGATTGCAGACATTGGCAAACGCCTTTACAACATGCATAGTGAGTTAGACGAATTAGCCCGTAGTCAGGCTTTCTCTATTCTCACGTATCAAATTCCAGTAGAACAACTAGGGCAAGTTGATCCTTCTGCATTGGCAGAGGCTGTTGGTACAAACAACATGCTTATCTACTCAGGACAGAATAAGCCTGATTTCTCTACACCTGAAACAGGCCCAACGGATTTCTATTTAAAGGCTATAGAAGCCTTAGAAGCCAATATTAAGGATATTGCCTTAACCATTGACTTAGGAAAGACCACAGGTAGTGGCCCTGAGTCTGGTATAGCTTTAACTATTCGTTTCCAAGGTTTGAATGCTGCTCTATCTTCATTTGCTAGAAAGTTTGAAGATTTAGAAAGGCGTATGTTTGATGTAGCGTCTAAGTGGTTAGGTGTTCAGAACACTACCAAAATATCTTACCCAAAGAGCTTTGAGTTATCAGACCTTACAACAGAACTGAATACGCTAACGTCATACACTGCGGCTAATTTCCCTGTTGAGATTATAAAAGCTAAGCAAAAGCAGATTGTATCTTTAGACTTTAGCAACTTAGAAGGTGAAGATTTACAACCCTTGTTAGATGCTATTGATGCTCAAGATGCAGAAACCCCGTTAATTGAATCGCGCCTTGCAGTGCTAGAAGCAGCTAATCAACCTGTAGATATGCAACCTCCTAATGTAGCAAGTAATGACACGGCTATGCCAATGAACATGAATGGGGGTGCATGATGGTAGCGGCTGTAATAGACCTAAGCATTGAACAAGTTAAGAACTATTTAGCAGAGTACTTTGATTTAAACGCTAAAGGTGAATTCATTTGGAAAAAGTCCCCTTCAGCAAGGGTTGTTGTAGGTAACGTTGCGGGGGTTATGAGAAGGGGTTATAGGGTATTGACTATTAGAGGCAAGAAGTATCCTGCACACAGATTAGTGTGGTTGGCACATAACGGGAGCTATCCGCTTTCTTTTATAGATCACTGCAACGGTATTAAGGACGATAACCGTATTGAAAATCTACGGGATGTTTCTAACGCAGTGAATATGCAAAATCGTCAAGGTAGGGCGAATAGTAATACAACCTCTGGTGTTCTTGGGGTTTATTGGGGTAAGAACGTCAATAAGTGGATTGCAACCATCAAGGTTAATTACAAGAAGATTCATTTAGGGTGCTTCAAGCTTTTGGAACATGCTGTAGAAGCCCGTAAAGCTGCTGAAAATAAGTATTTCAGCTTACCTTTAGTTGTGGGGGTTTGATATGGCAGCGGCAATGATTAATTTGGAGTTGGAAGCGGGCGCAACCTTTACCCATGAATTTCAATGGATGCAACAAGACGGTACTACCCCTGTAGATTTAACGGGGGTAACTGCTCGTAGTCAATGGCGTACTTCAATAGATGACCTAACAGTACAGGAGGAATTAACCACTGAGAACGGTAAGATTTATATAACTCCTTTACTTGGAAAGGTGGTGATCCATCTAACTGCACTCCAAACAAGTGCTTTAGCTTTAACGTCATTTGTCTATGATATTGAGTTAGTGTATCCAGTAAATCTAGCGGGGGAAGTTGTTGTTTATCGTTTTGTAAAAGGTAAGGTTAAGGTAAGCAAAGAGGTAACTAGATAATGACTGATACCACAATCATTACCGTAGAAACACTTCCCCCGACTATTCTTGTTTCCAATTCAGGTACAGCAGGGGCAGATGGTAAATCTGCTTATCAAGTTGCCGTTACTAATGGCTTTACTGGTACAGAGTCTGAATGGTTATCATCTTTACACGGTGGGGCAAAAGGTGACAAGGGAGACACAGGCGCAACAGGTGCTGACGGTGCACAAGGCATTCAAGGTATCCAAGGAATTAAGGGAGACAAAGGCGATAAGGGGGATACAGGAGCCACAGGAAGTGCAGGGGCTACAGGTTCCCAAGGAATACAAGGAATTCAGGGCGTAAAGGGTGATAAAGGCGATACAGGTAGTACAGGAGCTACAGGTAGTGCAGGTGCAGCAGGTACTAATGGTAAGTCTGCTTATGAATTAGCTGTATTAGCAGGATTCTCAGGTAATAACGCAGCATGGTTAGCTTCTCTTGTTGGTGCTACAGGAGCAACGGGGGCTACAGGTGCTGCGGGAACTAACGGTACAAATGGTGCAGCAGGAGCAACGGGGGCTACAGGAGCCAAGGGAGATAAAGGAGATACGGGAGACTCTGCTTATCAAGCTGCTTTAACAAATGGTTTTGTAGGTAGTGAATCTGCATGGTTAGCAAGTCTTGTTGGTGCTACAGGTGCTACGGGAGCCACAGGCGCAACAGGTGCAACAGGCGCAGCAGGTAGTAACGGAACCAATGGTACGAATGGTTCAGCAGGTGCTGCTGCCACTATATCTATAGGCACTGTAACGTCATTAGCCGCAGGGTCTACCCCAACTATTAGCAATACAGGCAGTTCTAGTGCTGCTGTATTTGCTTTTGGTATTCCCGCAGGTGCAACGGGTGCAACGGGTGCAGCAGGTGCAACGGGTGCAACGGGTGCAGCAGGTGCAACGGGTGCAGCAGGATATTCAACCTTAGCAGGGGCCACAGATGTTGTTATTACTAGCCCTGCAAACAATGACGTTCTTACGTATGAAACGTCTAGTTCCAAATGGAAAAACAAACCTGCTACAGGTGGTGGTGGTAGTGGGGGCTTTGAACAAACCTTTTTGATGATGGGTGCTTAACATGACTAATGCTTATAAGGTGCTTGGACAAAGCAACCCTGCTGCTACTACGCTAACTTCACTTTATACCGTGGGGGCTTCTACATCTGCTGTAGGTAGCACTCTCTGTATTTGTAACCAAGGGTTATCTACTACCTTTCGTGTTGCTGTACGTCCTGCGGGGGCTGCTATAGACCCCAAGCATTACATTGTGTATGACGCAACTATTGATGCTAATGATACGAAGTTTCTAACGATTGGAGCAACCTTAGCTACTACTGATGTTGTGTCTGTGTACGCAGGTACAGCTAACGTTGCATTCAATCTGTTTGGAACGGAGCTAACCTAATGTCTTTCAATTCCGTTAAGGGGGTTGGGTTAGCAAGCAAGACATTAAAGGCTAATACTGCTTCTCCTACTACCTCATGGGTACGTGATAGCTCATGGATAGCATTACCTACGCTATTAACCTCTGACAACAAGTTTGTTGGGGTTCATAACGTCTATGCAGATGGTGGGAATTACTTAGCCTTATCTGCTGCGGGTAACTACACAGTAGATTGGGGTGATGGTACTGCTACTGAAAACATTGCTTCAGGTGTACAAGCCAATCACTTATACGATTACACAGCAGCAGGATTAAACAATTCTAATGCTCCTGTTATCTTGACAGACTCAGGTGATGTAATAGGGCGTACTGCCCATGGTAAGAACAATGGTGATGTAGTCAGGTTCTATAACATTGCTTCTACCACTGGCTTAACAGAAGGCTACGCTTACTACGTTATAAATGCGGCTGCTGATACCTTCCAAGTATCCTTAACGGTGGGGGGTTCTGCTGTAGCACTAACCACAAATGGTACAGCTACGTTACTACCTTACAAGCAAGCCTTAGTAACCGTAACCATGCAAGGTGGGCAGACATTCACTAACCTGAACCTGCATCTAAAGCATACGGCTACAGGTCTTAATGCCTATACCTCTGGCTTTGTAGATATTGCTATAGCGGGGGCTTCTCTTACCACTTGTTATATAGCAGGACAAACTAACGGTACTACCCAAGTAATCAACTTTAATAATCTTGAAAGAGCAAATATCGTTGCGTCTGCTCTAACAAGTGTGGCTTGTGACTTCTACAAGTGCGTAAATTTACAAAACATTGTAGATATAGCTGTAAGCACTTCTAGCAACGTCAATTTCAATTTAACATTCAATGGTTGTTACAACCTAAAGAGCATACCTCTAATAAATACTATTAAGGTTACAAACTTCAATGGCACATTTACAGGATGCTATAGCTTAACCTCTATACCGTTCTTAGACACTTCAGCAGCAACTGACATGTCTAGCATGTTTCAGAACTGCTTTAGCCTAAAGACTATACCGCTATTTAATACGAGTGCAGTTACAGCAGCAACCTCTATGTTTTCTAGCTGCTACTCTCTTGTATCTATACCCCCGTTAAATCTAACGGCTTGTACAAACTATACGTCTATGTTTGCTTCTTGTAGAAGCCTTACTTCTATAAGCTTGATAAGCATGAATACAACGGGGTCTAGTATTAACTGTACTTCTATGTTTAATGGGTGTGCTGCTCTTATAACTATTCCACTACTGAATACTTCTAAAGTTACCAATGTATCCAGTATGTTTAGTGGGTGTTCTACACTTACATCTATACCATTGCTTAACACTTCATTAGTAACTAACTTTTCTTCAATGTTTGCAAGTTGTTTTGAATTGGTAACTATTCCGCTATTAGATACCCATACGGGAACCAATTTTTCAATGATGTTTAGTGCGTGTTTTAGTCTTAAGGAAGTCCCTGCATTAAACACTTCAGCAGGTCTTACTTTTACTTCTATGTTCAATAGCTGTGTATCGTTAAAGACTATCCCACTGCTAGATACACATGCAGGTACAGCCTTTGATACGATGTTTCAAACGTGTTCAGCGTTAGAAACACTCCCACAATTAAATACAGGGGCGGGGCTTGCTTTTACAGCAATGTTTGACTCTTGCTATAACCTGAAAGAAGTTCCTTTACTAGATACCCATTCTGGTACTAACTTTTCCTCAATGTTCATAACCTGCTTGGCACTTAAGACGATACCACTATTAAATACAGCAGCAGGTACTAACTTTGCCAATATGTTTAATGGTGATATTAGTCTTAACTCAGTACCCGCACTAAATACAGCAGGGGGTACAAGTAGTTCTAGCTTTACCAATCCGTTTTTTGGTTGCACTAGCCTAGCTTCTGCACCTTTGGCGGGAACTAAATACACCATTTCTTATGCTTCTCTAAAGCTAGGAAAGACTGCCCTTGAAAACATATTTACGGGGCTAGGTTTAGGAACAAGTCAGACCATTACTATATCTGGTAACTATGGGGCAGCTAATCCTGTAGCTATTACAGGCTGTAATGCAACAGGCCCAACTAAAGTAATTACTATGTCTAACACTACGGGCATTAACGTAGGTGACCAAGTAACAGGTACGGGTACGCCTATTACTACAGGTATTACAGCAGTAACTATAACTTCTACTACCTTTACACCACAAATAGGGGACTATGCTTTTTCTAATGGTGACATGATTTCATTTATGACTTCTGCACCTACTGGATTATCAGTAGATAAAATATATTACGTAGTAAATGCGGGGCAGTACTCCCACGGATTATCATTAACATTGGGGGGAACTGCTTTAACGTGGACTGCTAGTGGTTCTACTTTTACTATTAGATGTATCTGTAAAGTAGTTTCTATAGTAACCAATACAAGCGTTACGTTAGACAGGTCTATAGGTAGCTATGCTGTAATTAGCAGTGGCACACTTACATTTAGAGCTTTAAATACATCACTAGCCCTATTAAAGGGTTGGACTTTAGTCGGTTAATAGCTTATATTTAAGGAACCATTATGTTCTATAAGTTTGATACTGAATTATTAAGCGGGGAAGTAGTAGAAGGTAGTGGGTTCTCTTTGAATGAAGATTCTAGGCATGAGTATGAGCTACCTATAGATGGTTGGCATTACTTTACTTCTGAATCTGAAGCTAAGTCTTTCTTTGGTATTGTTGATACAACGTCCTAACTTGCAAGTAATAGCACCATGATAGAAATTGAAATAGCGGGGCAAGATCAACTAAACAACAGACTACAAGCACTGTCTGAAGCAAAGTTCTTTGACCATTTCTTAGCAGATGTTGCCCAAAATGCTTTTGACCAAGTAGAAGCAGGGGTAGGCAAGCACTCTAAGACAGGAATGTTAGAAAAGGCACTTGGTTCAGGTGCAGAAAAGATTGGTGATAGAGAGTATCAAGTACGGGTAGATGGGCAGGTAGCACCTTACGGGGTGTTTGTACATTGGGGGCATCGTGCTTTTAGGATGTATCCAGATAAACGCAAAGCCCTTAGATGGGTATCAGGCAACTCCTTCGTATTCGCTAAATGGGTTGATATTCCCGCATATGCAGGTGATCCATTTATGGTAGATGCAGTAACAAATGTAATGCGGGATTTTGATTCACTCGTTTCTAAGCACCTTAAGCTAGAGGAAAACTAACATGGCACTTGCGGTTATTCAAAAGGTAGAAATTGGATACAACAAGTATAAATATAAGTGCTTAGCCTCTACTAAAGATCGTGTGTGGGTTTCAAAGTTGTTTGATAAGGAAGAAGAAGCAATTGAAGCAGCAAGAGAATACGAAAGTAAAGCTAGTAGAACGGATCAGTTTAAGGTATAATAGGCTCCTTTAAATGGGGGTTATTATGGGCAAGTCAGTAGATTTAACAGGGTACAAGTACGGTAGTAATGAGGTTATCTCAAGATATACAGGTGATAAAGAAGGGGATGGACACTTAAGGTACTTAGTAAGATGCTCTTGCGGTTATGAAAGGCTACTAAGGTCAAACATAATCAAAAGAGGCAAATCTACTCATTGTATGTACTGCCACAATAGAAAACCGCGTAAGCATGGGTTGTCAAAGACTAAGATTATGGGAGTATGGAACACAATGTTATCAAGGTGCTTTAACTCAAATCATAAAAACTATGATACCTATGGTGGTGCGGGTATTACAGTTTGTGATGAGTGGAAAAAACCTGCTAGTTTTTTTGAATGGGCATTAGCCAATGGTTATCAGGAAGGGTTGCAGATAGATAGATTTCCTAATAGGCATGGTAACTACGAGCCTTCTAACTGTAGATGGGTTACTTGTACTGAGAATGCTAGAAATAAAGATTGTGTAACACCTATTGAAACCGTTAAGCAGATCAAATCTTTAAAAGGAATAATGTCTGCTGCTAAGTGTGCGAAACAGTTTAGTGTATCTAGTGGGGTTGTGTATCACATTTGGCGTAATGAAACTTTTAAGGAGATTTGAAAAATGCTCAGTTACACCTATACAGACCCCTTGCTTAAAGGCTTGGTATCTCAGAACAATGAAGATGTTGCTGTAGCCGATGTAGCAGCATTCAATGCCAACTTCACAGATAACGATTTGGCGGGGATTATTCCTTATCGTGCTTATGTCTTAGCCTGTATAGATAATGTGAAAGATGCACAGGATATGTTTGCTACGAAGAAGAAATTCTATGAAAAGGAATTTGATTCTGCTGTAGCACTAGCACGTAGTAGGGATAAGACAGGTGTAGCCAAGTCCATTTTCAGTATTAGCATTGAAAGGGCGTAATCATGGCTATAGCAATTGGACAGAAGTACGGCAAGCTAACAGTAATTGCTGCCTTGAAAGAAATTAGCCCTTTCTTATGGCGTTTTAAATGTGACTGTGGGCTATTGACAGTGCTACCTAGCCCACCTGTAGAAAAGGGTGTAGTTAAGTGCTGTGCAGAATGCCAAAAGGTGACCCCATGAGCTTCAATGCAGTCTTAACCGATATGAAGGCTAAGCTAGCCCTTATACCCAATATTAAAACTGTCGGGGTGGGGCTAGAATCTAATTTAAGCCCTGCTGATTATCCTTGTGTACGCCTTGTTCCCCAACAGTTCAGCAAAGGGGATCAGAACTACTCGTACCGTACATGCAACCTGCTTGTGTATTTCGGTTTGCCCTTGGTAGAAGGTGATGTATCACTAGAGTCTATCTATGACCAACTTCTAACTTTAGAAGAAGAAGTTATTGTTGCTACAAGGCGGGGGGATGGTTACAAGAGCATCTACCAGAAAACTCTAACCTCTGGTAATGAGGTTACTAACTACAGGTTATTCTGTGTGGTGCTAGAAGTCAGTTTTGAATGAAGGAGTAGCTATCATGGCTTGTAAAGGTAAGGGTAAGAAACCCCCAAAGAAGTAAAAGAAAAGCCCCTTAGCGGGGCTTTGTCTTTTGTAACCATGTTAGTTACTTTATCAAGTAGCTTTCAAGTGGCTTCTTAGGGTCTATCCACTTAGGTGCACGTCCACGTCCTGTCCAAGTCTCTCTAGCATTGGCAGGATTGATGTACTTGGGTGCAGCAGGTTTGCGGGTGAACTTCTTTTGGGGGGCTACTAACCCCAAATCTTGCGGGGTAATGTTAAAGGTTTGAATATCCTTTATCAGTCTAGCAATAACTTCTGCTTTCTGACCTTCCTTAGCCTTTTCATAAGCTGCTGTAGCGGCTGCTGCTGCTTTGGCTAGGGCTTCAAGATCAACTGTTTTATCACTTGCCATGGTATCCACTCCTTAGTATGAAATTGGTACTACGGGGGTAACTCTATCCTTACTTTAAAACATTGTCAAATTAAAGGGGATTGAACCTAATACCTTATTGCTAACTGGTAGCCTTAACAACATCAATTAACCAATGGCGAGAGGTCATTAACAACCATGGATATTTCCAAATATAAAGAAGCACTTGGTACAGATTTTGAGGCAGTACAGACTTACGTAAATGCCTTAATCGCACAAAAAGACGAAGCTAGGGCTGAGTCTATCTCAGGGCGCAAGACCCTGAAAGCAGAAGTAGAAAATCTGCGTAAGGTAAAAGAAGTACTGTTTGACAAGTTGGGTTTAGATGACGATGCAGACCTTGATTCAGTGTCTATACCTACCAAGGGTCAAGAGTTAGAAGCAAACAAGCAAGCTGAAAGACGCTTGAAGAAGTTGGAAACAGAATTAGCAGCAGAACGTGAAGCCCGTACTGCATTAGATGGAAAGTATAAAGGCACGTTGACTGAAGCTGCACTTGCTAGAGCAATTAGCAAGCACGAATTTGTAGATAATGATCTTGTCATGGAATATGTAAAAGGCAGGATCAAGTTTGAAGGTGATGAATTAGTTTATGTAGATGGGGATAAAACCCTAAGTGTAGAAGATGGTGTAGGGCTAGTTGCGAAAACCAAGCCCCACCTGTTGAAGGCACAAGGTATAGGTGGTTCAGGGTACAACCCTACGGCTACACAAGGTAAGACGAAAGCCCTAAAGGATATGAGTCTTACGGAACAGATGAACTTGGCTAAGACTAATAAGCCTTTGTATGACCAACTGAAGGAAAGCACTACGCCCCAAGTTGCACAAGCAGCATAACGGTATCGGGATGACACCGTATTACACGTGAAGTGATTTCACACTAGGTTTCACTCTCAGATTTCTAACCGTTATAAAAGGAATTTTTAATTATGACTCAAACTGTACTCTCGGACATTATTGTCCCTGAAGTTTTCGCTGACTACGTTACCGTCAAAACTGCTGAACTGTCTGCCCTGTACCAATCAGGTGTTGCTGTTTCTGATCCTGTTATTGCTGCCCGTGCAGCAGGTGGTGGTGCATTCGTTAATCTGCCTTTCTTCAATGACCTTACGGGTGATGACCAAGTAATGTCTGATGCAGGTGAAATGGACATTAACGCAATCACTGCACTTGATGACGTAGCTGTTAAGTGCTTCCGTGAGAATGCATGGGGTTCTACTGATCTGGTTCGTAGCCTTGCAGGTGCTGACCCTATCCAATCGCTTGCCAATCGTGTTGCTGATTATTGGGCGCGTAAGGAACAGAAAGCACTTATCAATACGCTTGAAGGTGTATTTGCTACTGCTCTGGCTTCTACCCACGTGCTTAATTTAGGTGCTACTAGCGGTGGTTCTATTCTGACTGCTGATGTTGTACTTGATGCTAAGCAAAAGCTTGGTGACAGTGGTTCATCTATCGTTGCTATCGCAATGCACTCTGTTACTTTCACTGGCTTGCAAAAGGCTAACCTGATTGCAACTATCCCTGCTTCTCAGGGCAATGTTGGTTTCAGTACCTACCTTGGCTACCGTGTGATTATTGATGATGCTTGCCCTGTTGTTAGCATCCCTGATGATCCTGCACATGCACTAGATGCTGATCCTCACCACAACACATACGCTTCGTACCTGTTTGCTGCGGGTGCTGTTGCTCATGTGGAAGTTGCACAGCCAAATGCAATTGAGTTTGCACGTTACGCTACCAAGAATCAGGACGTTATGATTAGTCGTTCTGCATATATCTCCCATGTGCGTGGAGTGAAGTGGAATGTTACAACGGTTAATCCTACTAATGCTCAGCTTGCTACTGGTTCCAATTGGGCAAAGGTCTATGCGGATAAGCAAATCCGTGTGGTCAAAGTAATTACCAAGTGATTAGGTTATGTCACTCTGTTTCTTACTCGGTAAATCTAAACCTGCTCCTACTCCCCCTGCTGTTGTGGCAAGGGTAGTAGAGGCAGAAGTTAAACCTAAAACAGGTTCTAACATGACGATTAAGAAATGCAAGACACGCAAACCAAAAGCTAATCTAACTTAAAGGATTTAAAAAATGGCTACTCAATCGTTCATGGGCAAGGGTACTGTATATCTTCAAGCGGGTACTGGCCCTCTTGTAAGTATCGGTAACGTTTCAAAACTGTCAATCTCTGTTGCTGAAGATCGTCAAGACCAGATTGACTACGAAAATGCAGGTGGTGGTGTTGCTGAAACCGTTTCCCGCGTTAAGTCGGCTACTCTGGATTTAACAGGATATTCTTTCTCTCCTGAAAATCTGGCACTAGCTGTACGTGGTACTGCTGCTGCTGTAACGGCTGCTTCTGTTGTTGATGAAGCTGTTGTTGCTGTTAAGGGAAGTCTGCATGTTCTGGCTAATATTCCTAGCTTTGCATCTGCTGATACTTTCACTGTAGAAGGTGGCTTGACTGATACCACAATGTATGTAGAAGGTACAGACTATGTGCGTACTCGTTCAGGTTTCACTATTCCTTCTACTAGCACCATTACTGAAGGTGACACCCTGATTGTTAACTACAAGTCTGTAGCAGGTTCTGCCCTGCAAGGTCTGGTACAAGGTGCTATCAACGTGCGTATGGTGTTTGAAGGTCTGAATGAAGCTAATTCAGGCAAGGCTGTTATTGTTGAGGCTTACCGTGTTCTGTTAAGCCCCACCAAGACTGTTGACCTTATCAGCGATAAGTTTGGTGAACTCCAACTTAACGGTACTCTGCTTAAGGATACAACCAAGACAGCAGCAGGTGCTTCACAGTACTTCACTATCAAGCAAGCCGCTTAATTGTGATTGGGGGGTAGGGGTAATAGCCATAAGCTAGAGCCTCTGCCCCTTTCTACTTGTAACTTCCTAACATTGTCGGTAATTGCACAAATGTCTGAAGCTCAATTCTTTGTAGCAGCACAAAAGATTACGCTACGTGATACAGAAGTAAGCGTAAGCCCACTGGCAGTAAAGAATATTAGTAAGGCAGTAAAAGCAGCAGGGGGTTTGATTGATACCCTGTCTGTAGAAGGAATTAATCCCCGCATTATATTAGAACATGCTGACGAAGTTATTACAGTGTGTTCTTTGGCTACCGATCAATCAGAAGAATTCGTAGGTAATCTGAATGGTGCTGAACTGCTAGCCTTACTTACGCTAGTTGTAACGGTAAATTCAGATTTTTTCGTACAGGCAATCATGCCCCAAATGACAACCCTTCTGAACTCAGTGAAGGTGACAGCAGAGAAGGCGAAGCAAGACCCCAAGAAACTTGGGAAAGCAGCTTAACGAAAAACGTTTCACGTTTAGCCCTAGCAGGGACTGCCATTGAAACGATTGGTAACTTAAGTCTGTTTCAATATCAGTCCCTTTTACGTGGGCTAGAAGAAAAGGAAAGACAGCACTACCGCAACATGCTAATTGTATCTAGGGCAGCACAGGCAGAATCAGACGTATTCAGCACTATCTTAGAAAGCTTTGGGGACTAATCATGGCAGATAAAGACTTAAGTATTAACCTCAAAGGGAATGCAGATTCATTTACTTCTGCCATTCAAAAGGCTGTAGCTGATTTCAAGACAGGAATGCAAGGGGTAGAAGCTACCTCTGCGGGGGCTAAGAAAGCCCTAGATTCTGCTTTCAGCACTCTTAATGTAAAACCCTTCCAAGAGCTACAAGCAGAGGCTATCAAGGTTAAAGAAGCCTTTAATACTATTTACATGAGTGCGGGGGCATCTGGTCAAGATGTTTCTAATGCTGCTAAGGCTATGAAAGCTTCATTAGCAGATATTGATGCCCAAATGAAGGGTAACAAAGCTTCTTCTAATGCTCTAGGAGATTCCCTATCTAGCTTAAAGGGTCAGGTACTAGCTGCTGTTACAGCCTTTGCAGGGTTTGCAGCATTAAAAACTGCCTTTGACAATATCATTAGGGAAGGCTCAGAAGCTGAACAACAAGTACTTAAGTTGTCCTCTGCATTAGGTGGGGGTTCTGAGGCAATGGCTATTGCCAAGGATAAGCTATCTGGTCTTGGAGAAGAAGCTAATAGGCTAGGGCAAGATAATGATGCCCTAGCAAATAACTATATTAAGCTAACCCTTGCTGCAAAGGGTACAGCCAGTGCAGGGGCTATTGTAGAAACCTCCTTCAAGGCTGTTAATGATATACAAGGTGCATTAGGTCTTAGCACAGAACAAACCGCAAGCATTACAGACCTGTTAGCACGTGCCTTCTCTAAGGGGTCTATCTCTGCTAGAGAACTACGGGGGGTACTGCTGCAATCAGGTTTGTCAATGGAGGCATTTGCTGCTGCCTCTGGTAAGTCAATGGCAGAGCTAAAGGATGATCTAAAAGACGGTACGCTAAGTGCTGAAGAATTCGCAAATGGTTTAAAGCATATTGCAGATGTAGACCTAGCGGGGCAGTCTGGTAACTTTGCCAAGACCTTTGATGGGCAAATGCAGATTCTCAAGAATAGTGTTGCTGACTTCTTCCAAGCTATTGCAGAATCAGGGGCATTAACCGCATTCAAGGAAAAGATTCAAGGAACCATTGATACGTTTAAGTCTATGTCTGCTGATGGTTCTTTGCAGAAGTACGCTGAGGGTATCGGTTCTGCTATTGGTAGCTTAATTGAACTGTTTGTAAAGGTAACCAAGGTTGTAGTTACGTTTAAAGATTCCATTGCTGTGTTAGTTGCAATAGGTGCTGCTTTATGGCTAGCAAATACAGCTAAGGCAATCATTGCCTTTACCACAGTTACAGAAGCCTCTACAGGTGCTGTTATTGCTCTTAACTTGGCTCTAAAGGCTAGCTTGGTGGGTCTTGCTGCTGTAGTAGGGTATGAAATTGGAACATGGATAAATGATAACTTCCTTACAGCCAAGAAAGGTGTAAAAGAAGCCACTACTGAAATTGAAAAATTCAATGAGGAACTGAAGAAGATTAAGGGCGTGGATATGTCCAAAGCCTTTGGAGATATTTCCACTAACGTAGCTACTCAGCTAAAAGAAATTGACAAAGCCTATGCTGATACAGCTAAGGCTGTAATAGTGAGTGATAAGTCTGCTGCTGATGCCTTTACTGCAAGTATGCAGTCCCGTATCAAGAATCAGGCTGAAGTTAACAAACAATATACTGCCCAAGAGAACCAGTTAGCTATTGCACAAAAGCAACTAGCCCAAGACAAGGCACAACTTGAAACTAAGCAACGTGCAGAGGCACAGGCACAGCAGCAGGAACAGCTACAGAAAACCATAGCTTCTGAAGCTACCAAGAATGGTGCTTTGCTAACGGCTGAGAAGTCCTTAGAAGCCTCTAAGCAGCAGTTGGCAGACCTATCTAATCAGAAGCTATCTAAGGATGCTCTGAAGGCTGCTCAAGAGTCTGCAAAGTGGCGTATTGACCAAGAGCAAAAGGTAGTAGATGCTATCAAGCAGACTGAATCACAAATTTCTGCCAATGATAAAGTCAATAATGAACTACGTGCTATTGAGTCTAAGAAAGCCACAGATAAAATTGCTAACCAAGAGGCTGCTTTAAAGGCACAGGTAGAACAATTAAAGGATCAGAAGCTAGCAGTAGATAGAAAGTATGTAGCAGACTCAGAGGCAAGCTTTACAAAACGTGCTTTAGAGTTACAAAACCTTGAGTTTGTCATTACTGAGAATGCTGCTTCTCATGCTCGTCAACGTGCAGAGATTGAACGTACTGCTATTGACCAACGTGTAGAGGTTATACGTGCTAACTCTGCCAAGATCGTTGCAGAAACTGATCGTATTAACCATGAGCTTGTACAGAAGTCTATTGACAAGCTTCAGGCTGAAATCAGGACAGGGGCAGCACTGTTTGAAAGCCATGAGGGGTTCTTAAAGAGAATTGAAGCCTCTGAAAAGGCTACTGCTCAGGTACTCAAAGACGCAGCTATATCTACGTCTAACAAGATCATTGCTACCAAGCAAGCAGAACGGGATGCAATCAAGGGATTACTTGATAAGCAACTGTCTGATGTAGAAGCCCACAATGCCAAGATCAAAGAAGCTAATGATAAGTTGGCAGGTATAACCAAGTCCTATGCTGATGAGGAATTCGGGGTTTCTCTTAAGCGTATGTCTGATGGTGAAAAGTACGTTGCATTGCAAGCACGTATTTTACAATCTGTTAAAGAAATGCAAGACATACGTGCACTTGCACAGCAGCAAGATGGCGGGGCTACTGACAAGCAGATAAAGCAACTAGAAGCCTTAGAAACTCAGGCACGTGGTTACAACACTGAGCTTGAAGGCTTAGGTAAAACCTCTAGTGACTCTGCTGTAAGTGCTACTCAAGCTACTTCTACGTATCTTGCTAATAACAAGCTTCTCAAAGATGTTAGCGTAGGTATGGTAGAGGATACTAAGAAGTTATCTACAGCCTTTGTTGAAATGGCTACTAAGTCAGGTGGTTCTATTGAAACTACAGCTATCAAGTTGCGGGATTTAGATATACAACTTGGTAAGTTGAAAGATATGCAGCTTGATTTGAAGGCTACTGTAGATTTGTCTGAAGTTATCGTTAAGACGAAGAAACTAAGAGACATGGCAGAAGAAGGATTCAATCTAACTGCCAAGGTTGATGATACTGCTGCTAAGGCAGAGATTGCCCAACTTACCAAGACAGAAACCAAGACCATTATTGTTAATGAAGTAAAG